ACCTGCAACCCCCAATAATGCAAGAGAACCGGCTAATGTTGCAAATGCTGCAGATAACATAAATATTCCACCTACCATTGATATTAGACCAGTAAGTTGTGGCCCAATTACAGTAAGTGTTTGTAATCCACTTGCTAATTGATTTAATCCGAATCCTAATGCCGCAACGGCCGCTCCAATTAAAAACATTCCAGCAGCGGCGGTTAATATTATTGCCGCTTGAGGTCCACTAAATAATAACCCCAATCCAAACATCGCCGCAGTTAGTAGTACCATACCACCTATTGCCATTCCTATTTCTTTTAATCCAACATTAGAAAATTCTTGTAATGCCTTTCCAAGTATAAAGAGTGAACCTGCAATTAAAACCATTGCTGCCGCACCTTTAACTACATCGGTCATTTTTATTCCTTTCATGGCTCCTGTTAATTTACTAACACCACCACCTGCTTTTCCACCAGCATCTGGTGTAACTGAATCGGTTATTTTTGGAGTATCTCCTCCAACACCTTTCATTGCTCCTTTTTTTAACCTACCAAATAACTTTCCAGGTCCTGATTTTTTTAGCTTTTCTCCTATCTCTGATGCACCTTTCCCTAATGCACCACCAGCTCCTCCAAATACTTTTCCAACACCAGAAGCAGCCATCCCTATTAAGTTTTTAAGTACCTTTGCAGAGTTTTTAACCATACCACCCATGTTAACACCCATATCCTTTAAGAAAGGAGATGCTTGTCCTGCAGCGATTGCAAATCCACCTAATCCTTTTAATGATTTACCAAGTGGTCCTGATGCAAATGCTGATAAACTTTGTGACCAAGTTTCAAATGTTGATAATTGCATTGTACCATCATCATTTAACTTATCCATGTTTTTAGCCATTTTGGAAAGTTCTTCTACTGATAATCCTAATGCTTCGGCAGCAGCTCGTTTCTCAATAACATTCATTTTTTCAAATGCAACTTGTCCACCAAGTTGTTTTATTGTTTCCTTAACTGATGCTCCAATTTTTCCTTGGAAAGCAAGTCCTCTTGCTCTGTTAAGGTTAATGTTTCTACCTAATATAGCTGATAGTTCTAATTCTTTTGTAATTGATGATTCAAAATCAAGTAACCCATCTGTTACTTTACCAAGTGTACTCATTGATACACCTAGTTTTGCTGCTTGAACTGCTGATTTAGCTAATTCTTTTGTTGCCGATGCACCATATGAAGCAAATAATTCTGCATTCTGAGCAATATCTTCCATTGCTTGTGATGGTATAACTCCTTGTTGTTTAGCAAAATCTTTTGTCATTTCTGCTAAATCTTGAGCCTGTTTTGCGGTTAATCCACCAGAACGTGCTAAAATACCTGTAAGTTTTGCAGCTGATTCTCCACTAATACCCATATTAACGGCCATTAGATTCGTATTCAGTTGTGTTCTAAAAGAAGTTCCCTCTACACCCCCAAATTCATTTGCAAGTGTTTTTGATACTGCCGCAGCATCATCAAATACAAGACCAAGTGCAGTTGTTTGAACTGTGGCCATTCCCAAGAATCCACCAAACTCTCTAACATTTTTACCAATAGCCTCTGCTGCATATCCAGCTCCTATTAAAGCTCCACCCAATACTCCACCTACTGTTTTTGAAAGTAATGATGCAGTTTCAAGGATTCCTCCAATAGTATCCCTCATTCCTTCATATACAGCCTTTTGTTTATTTAGTAAACCTTGTTGTTTTTCTGTTAAACTAGATAGATTTTTTGCTTTCTCAAATTTTTCCTTTTCTATATCCAATTGAGCCTGTGAATCAGCACCAAGGCCTTTCATACCTTTCATGATATCTTGAATCTTCTGTTCTATTACTGCTTTTGATACTTCATCTTCTGCAGATAATCCTAGTAATTCATCGTTAAGTGAACGAATAGAACTAAGTTTATCTCTAGTACTTGAATGCATACTATCAGATGTAGACATCAGTTTTATTCTATCTCTTTCTAATCCTACAAATGATGCTTGAATACCAGATAGACCTTTTAGTTTCTGTTCCTCTTGCATTAAAGTAGATATTCTATCTGATTGGTTTTTCTTTGCTTCGGTTATTTCACCATTTATTTCTTTTAATTTAGAAACAATATCGTTATACTGTTTATTTGATTTTTTAAACTCAGCTGCTAATGCGGCGTTACCCTTTGTCTCTTGTTCTAAGAGGGATAAGGCTTCTTTTTTAAGTGTATTACCTTCTTTAAGTAAATTATTTAGCTGTTGTTGAGTCATCTATTAAAAGTCCTATTCTAAATCTTTCAACATCTTTTCTAATTCTTTAGATGCTTTTTCTATTTGAGACATTTTTTGTACTACCTTTGGTGGTACTTTTTTGTTTTTCTTTGCAGCCTTAATTGCACTATTAGTTGCATTCTTTTTTAATCCATCGAAAAATGCATCTGTGAATTTCTTTGTAGCCGAAAATAATCCTTCTTTTAATTCTTTTGCCATATGAGTTTCTCCTATATAGTTTTATACTAATATAAATATAGGGTAAAAAAAAAGTGAGGAATTATTTCCTCACTCTTACATTTGGTCCTTTAGCACCACCTTGTTTAGTGGCCTTATCGTGTTCCTGTTTTTCTTTTTTCTTGGCATCTACTAATTTCTTAAAGTAGAAGTTTCTCCAATGAATTGGCATGGTATATACTTCTGACCAAGTAAATCCATTACCATAGTTAACCATTTCCCAAATTTGGTTATGTAGTTGTATCGAGTAGTTACTCGGAAGGGTAAAAAAACCCAACCCCAAAGGGGATATCTAGGGCCTCCTCTTCTCCTGTTATGTCAGAGATGAAATGGAATGTCAAATCCAAATCAGGTGAGATATCTCTTACATAGTTTCTCAAAGCTCTCGAATCACGAGCTAAAAGATTGTTTTTAACCCAATTGTTGATAAAACCTCTATCGGTATTACCATCAACCTCTTGAATCATATATCTTAATCTTGTTGATACTTCTTGTGAAATAGGCTCACTTCCTTTTTTTTGAAGTCTTTGTAATGCCTGTATTTCTGCATTTATATCTCCCTCATCTTTATGAGTTAATAATTTAAATACAATTTTCTTCTTTGAAATTGGTAATTCAAAGTCATATTTGTTTTCTGAATTTAGTTTAGAACTATCTAAATCTTTAATTTGAATTTTAGAAAGGTCAATTTGTACTTCTTGTGGTTCTCCACTAGAAGGGTCTATTACTTCTGCTTTGTATTCTGGTCCATATCCTAAGATACGAGTTGCTAAAAGGATTGCATTTTTATCACCAATGAATATATCACCAATATCCAAACCTTCTTCTACTACCACAGATTCAAAGAGTTTATCGAGAACCACCCCCTTCCTTATCAAATTTTGTGAAGCAAGTATATCCTCTTCTTTAGCGGTCATATACTTTATTTCAACAGTACCCTTTGATAACGGGTGTCCTTCGGTGTACATTTTACCACCTGAAGGTAAATCTACTATTTCAGTAGGGAAATCAAATTTTGCCATAACGTTAGTTTATTTATTTGTATATAAATATATAATATTTAGAAATTTGAAAATTAGGCACAAAAAAAGTTCTCACTAAGAGAACTTTTTCCTTTATAAATATGTTGAATATGTATTAGAATTCTAAAACTGCGTAATCATAAGATAGTGTTAAAGTAATTTCAGCAGGGTCAGAGGCATTTGACCAATCTAAATCATTAAACACTGCATTGTTGATAAATGCACCTTTCATAGTCCATTGTTCAATTTTATCACCTACTGGTCCTAACATATAACATTGGATATCTTTCTTATAGAAATCTGCATATCCATCTCTACCTGTTAAAGATTCGTGTGATAATCTTACCCATTCCATTACTGCTTGAGCTCCTGAAGGAACGATAGGGTCATATAGAGTAATCTCTACATCTTGCCATTCACCTTTTCCCTTAAGTTTTCTTTTAACGTTAATGTGGTCTAGTGTAACAGTTTCAAATTGAATTGAAGGTCTGTTTGCTGTTTTTATAAGATATGAAGGGATACCATCGATTTCCATGATGAATCTATTTTTAATCTTCGGTTCGAAGTTGGTATAAAACATATCGTTAAATTCTAATACTTCTGCCATTTTGTTTTCTCCTAATTATATTCTACTATAAATATAGTTCTTTTTTATTTTTAATTAATTATGCCGAGAATGATGCCCCTGTCGGTAAGATGTTGAAGTCTAACACGATGAATTCAGCAGTTTTTGTTGGTTGTAAGAAAATCTGTCCAGCCAATATATTTCTGTCAATTACATCTGGTGTGTTATTACTCTCATCCATCACCACTCTAAATGCATACAATCCTTGTCTTTGTTGTATTCCTTCTAAATAAGGATTCACAGTATTTAAGAATCTACCTCTCGTTTGAGAAGTGTTTTGTTCGAATACTAAGTATCTTGAAGTAGAAGCAATATACTTCTTAACTTTAATCATTAATCTTCTTACATTGATTCTATCAAGTGCAGATGCCTTATCTTGTAAAGTTTTTTGTCCGAATGCTACGATACCTTCTCCTGGGAACTGAGCAATTGGATTAACTTTTCCTTCATATAGTGTATCTCTCTCTGAATGTGTTAATCTGTTTAATACAGATACCGCACCTACGATACCACCTCTATTTAAACCAGCTGGTGCAAACCACTCAGCAGCAACCGCATCGTTGGCCGCATATATACCTGGCATCAATACTGATGGTGGTATAGTTGTTAGTTTATTAGTTCTTGAATCTATTGTTTTAACCCATGGGTAGTAAGAACCTACATAGTTAGAATCTATATTACTTGCCTGTGATGTAGCATCTGATATAGTATCTCCTCCATCAGTAATATCACCGATAAAGAATGCATCTTCTCTAGCTTCTACCATATCAGTTACTTTATCAAATACATAAGAGTGTAATCTTCTTACAACACCTGGTACAGATACTAAATTGATATCGAAATCATCTGGATTAGATACTGAATTGATTGCCTTTACATAAGAGATTGAACCACTTGCAGTTGAAGTAGATAAATTAAATCCTTGTGAGTTTCCAGCACCCCAATCAGAATCACCATATTTAGCTGATTTGATTGTTGGGTTACTACCATCGAATCCATTTTGGAATCCTACGATAAATTGTCTTTTGTTAATAGTTGTTGCAGTATCTGATGTAGATAATGTATATCCAAAGTTATGAGTTCCAACTACTGATTCAGAGATTGCAGTAAATGCTGCATCGAATGAGAAAGCAGTGTTTCCACCAACTGTTGCCGAAGCAGGTATTGGAGATAAGTAACTGTTGTTATCAATTTTTACTACTGCAGATTCTAAATCAATACCACTATAATCGATATTCTTAGA